CATTCTCGCTGTACATTGGTGCCACAGGCGCTAACACAGCGGGTACGGAATTTATGGGTATTGCACAAAGTGTCCCAGCCAATTCGTTTGTTGATTGGTACGGCCAAGTTAGGCTTGACTCTACTGACTTTTTGGTTGGTGGCGCCGGTACGGCTACGGCACTTACGCTGCAAGCAGAAGGCGAAATTGGCATTGCTTAATCGTACTGTGTACGATAAGGGATAAAAATTGTTAGGTTTTTCTCCCATTTCGGCGTTGCCAATTTCGACTATAGTTGCGCCAACGCCTCCAACACCGGGGACTGTGCAGCTTTTGATTGAAATTAGATCGTTTACTGAACGGAGATTTTAATGGCTCTTACCCTCAAAGCTGTAACCACTCGGCTAGGTTACCAACAGATCACTTCTTTGAGCGCGTCAACCGCGCTCACCGTGCCTATCGTGGACGTTAACGGTTTGTCGTGCAAGCCTAGCATTGCTATCATCACCGCTGAGACTCAAGCAGTCCGGTGGCGTGACGACGATGTGGCCCCGACCGCTTCAGTCGGTATGCCTTTGGCCGCAGGCGTTACGCTGCAATACGACGGCGATCTGACCAAGATTCGGTTTATTGAGCAGACGGCCAGCGCCAAGATCAACGTCAGTTATTACGCATAAGGGGTCAGTCATGGACATTATTAACGATACTGCTGGTATGGACTACTTGACGTAATTTACGAAACAGATGCCAAAAGATTTGGCGTCTATGGCCGCGTTGCGCGATGAACTGGCAATCCGTCAGGGCGCATTGTCGGCAGCAGCAGACACCGTGAAGCTGAAAGCCGACGCTGCGGCGGCGCTGGAAGTTGCCAAAACTGACGCTGCGGCAATTTTGGCTGATGCCAAAGAGCAAAACGCTGCGGCTAAAGCCAAGAAGATTGCACAAGACACCCGCGAGAAAGAACTGAACGCCCGCGAGGCTGACATGGCGTCTGCGTTTAGTGCCCGCGACAAAGAATTGAGCCTGCGTGAAAAGCAAGTTCAATCGCAGCAAGACTCTTTGGATGCTCAAGACGCTAAATTGTTTGCAGCGCAAGCTAAGTTGGACGCTGACCGCGCTGCGTTGGAAGCACGCATCAAAGCGTTCCAAGACAAAGTGGCGGCGCTCAATGCCTAACAAGAAAATCACCCAACTGCCGGTTGCAACTACGCCAGTTGCATCTACTGATGTGCTGCCTGTAGTGCAATCAGGCGCTACTAAACAAGCATCAATTAACCAGCTTGGATTTTTGCCCGCAGGCACTGGTGCGGTTACTGCAACTATTCAAACTAAATTGCGCGAATCGGTCAGCGTGGCTGATTTTGGCGCGGTAGGCGACGGTATTGCTGACGATACCGCTGCCATCAATCTCGCCATTGCTGCACTCAATGCGGGGCAGATTAAAACACTCTATCTGCCCCCTGGCACATACCGCCTTACTTCTGCTTTGACAACAATTACTAAAGATGGTGTTTCAATCTATGGGGCTGGCCCGCGCCTGTCGCTTTTGTCGCAACGGTCTAATGTAAACACATTGACGTTTTCTAACGCAACCCCAGCAACCTCGCGTATTAACGACATCTCTTTGTCAAATTTTGGTATTGATTACGGTTTGCTAACCGCACCAACTGCGGGCCGCGCATTGTCTTTGATTCGAATTGCTCGCACTTACATTTCAAATGTGGACATTCGCAGCGTGTATCAGGGACTTCATATTGAAGGCGGCGCAGACACGCACATTATTAACGTCACTATTACTGGCGCGTTTTCATGGACATCTGTTGCTTCAAATTCCTACTTGCTTAAATTTACACAACACACAAGTTCCCTTGAAATACCAAGTGAATGGTTTATTCAAAATTTTAACATTAAAGGTGTTGGAACTTACGGGGGAACCGATACATATTTAGGAAACGCAATCATAATTGAGGGCGGTGACGGTTTGTTTTTTGATACTGGACATTTTGGATTTTCTTATTATTCCGATATGTTTATTAACCCTCTTGCAGTTGCATCTGCATCAATACTTAACCTTGAATTTTCTAACGTATATTCTGACGGAAATAATGCTGGTTCTACTTCCAACAGCGGCGTTTTGTTGTCTGGGTCAACCGTACCAGCAGTTCGTAACATTAAATTTGACGGGTGTACATTTAAGAATTACAAAGGAAACGGACTAAATTTCAACCAATCTAATTTGGAAGATTTAAGAATTATTGCTTCTTTAGTGTCTAGTAATGGAGCAATTGGATTGGCTTGCAATGGATGTCAACAGATTATAATTTCTGACTCAAACTTTTCTAGTAACAATGGCAATAATTCTTCGTCAGATAATATAGCGTTGACTGGCGTTGTTGGCGGGATTATTAACGGAAATCAAATTCGATCAGGCGCGTTTACGCACCCAAATGGGTTAAATATTAGCAGCACTTGTTCTGATTTGGTGGTATCTAATAATCTTTCTGGCACGCACACTACAGATTACGCTTGCTCATCAACAACGCGCATCCAATTTAGTGGAAATAGAAAATTTGGTAGTGATCCAACCGTGGCGGCGTCGGATGGTTTTGTTTTGCCGTTGGGGTACGATGTGGTAACCGTTACAGGTAACACCAACTTTTCAAACATAGGTGGAACGATTGTCCCGTGGAATAAGGTCACATTGAGGTTTACGGGAACGCCTACTGCGTTTGACGCAGCCGGAAACATCAAGCTCACCAGCAACTTTGTAGCAACTGCTGATTCGACTCTGACGGTGATGGGGGTCAGTTCGACGACCTACACCGAAGTCAGCCGCGCTGTGGTGTAGGGGGCGGATATGGCCGACAACCTCGAACATTTTTTAACCGTACTGGCCCGACGACCAGGGAATCTTAGGATTCAATAAATGAGTGAAGAAGTTGAAGTAGTAGCGGAAGTACCCGCGCCGGAACAGGTGGCTACGGCAGCGCCTGAACCAGAAGACCAAACGCCGGAAGTAGCTGAAGAAGCGTCCTCAGAAAAACTGTTCACGCAGGAAGAACTGAACGCTGAATTCGGCAAGCGTCTCGCAAGAGAACGCCGCAAGATGGAACGAGAGTTTGCTGCAAAGCAGGCACCTACCCCGTTAGTGGAAAACGCTGACACGCCAGAGGCTTACGCCGAGGCGTTGGCCTATCAAAAGGCCGAGGAGATCATCCGCGAACGAGAGGCCAAGCGACAGCAGTCGGAAACTCTTGAGAGCTACCGCGACAGGGAAGAAGAGGCACGGGACAAGTACGAGGACTTTGAGCAAGTTGCGTACAACCCCAACCTTCGGATTACTGAAGTGATGGCTCAGTCGATCCAAGCATCTGAAATCGGCCCTGATGTGGCTTATTTCTTGGGGGCCAACCCCAAAGAGGCAGATCGCATCTCCAAGTTGCAGCCTATCTTGCAGGCCAAAGAAATCGGGAAACTTGAAGCAAAATTGGCTGATAATCCCGTTGTCAAGAAAACGACCAGCGCGCCGACCCCAATTGCGCCGGTCACCGCACGTTCTTCTGGTGCGCCTAGTTACGACACTACCGATCCTCGATCAGTCAAGACCATGAGCACAAGCGAATGGATTGCGGCTGACAGAGCTAGGCAGATAAAAAAACTTGAGCGCAACCGTTACTAACTTCATAAGGAATTTATTGTGGCTAATAGTATCCTCACAATCGACATGATTACGCGGAAGGCTCTCGAAATCCTCGAGAACAATCTGGTAATTACCCGCAACTGCAACCGACAGTACGACGACAGCTTTGCTGTTGAAGGCGCCAAGATTGGTTCAACCCTGCGTATCCGCCTGCCAGACCGCGCTTTGGTGACGGACGGTGCCGCCTTGCAAGTGCAGGACGACAACGAGCAGTACACCACCCTGTCTGTTGCTTCGCAAAAGCACATCGGCGTCAACTTCACTTCTGCTGAACTGACGATGCAACTTGACGACTTTGCAGACCGTGTTCTCAAGCCTCGTATCAGCCAATTGGCCTCCAGCATCGACGCCGATGTGGCTAACGCCTACAAGTCAATCTATTCGGCTGTTGGCACCCCAGGCACAACCCCTGGCACCTCGCTGGTTCTGCTGCAAGCGCAACAGAAACTCAACGAGAACGCAGCGGTTATGTCGCCACGTTACGCCACCGTCAACCCTGCTGCCAACGCCGCTCTGGTTGAAGGTATGAAAGGCCTCTTTAACCCAACCGATACTGTTTCAAAGCAGTTTAAAAACGGCATGATGGGCACCGGCGTGCTTGGCTTTGATGAAGTCAATATGTCGCAGTCAATCAAGCAGCACACTACTGGCTCACGTTCTACGACTGACACGATTTTGGTTAACGGTGCTGTTAGCACCCAAGGCCAAGCAACGATTAGCATTGACGGCGGTACTGGCTCGGCAACGATTGCTGTTGGCGACATTTTTACCATTGCCAACGTGTATTCGGTCAATCCACAGACCCGTGAATCTACTGGCTCGTTGCAGCAGTTTGTTTGCACCGCCACCGCTACGGCATCTTCTGGTGCTTGGACGAACATTGCAATCAGCCCAGCAATCTACACTAGCGACAGCGCCTTGGCTACCGTTAACAGCTTCCCTGCTGATAACGCTGCCGTGACCTTCTTGGGTTCTGCTTCTACGCAGTACGCTCAGAATCTGGTCTACCACAAGGACGCCATCACGTTTGCTACTGCTGACCTCTTGCTGCCGCAAGGTGTTGACATGGCCGCACGCGCTGTTCACAACGGTATCAGCCTGCGCGTTGTTCGTCAGTACGACATCAACAACGACCGTATGCCTTGCCGTATTGATGTTCTGTACGGCTTCAGCACTATTCGTCCACAGATGGCCTGCCGCATCTGGGGTTAATTCTTAATTTTTAGGGGTAAATATCATGGCACTTCCTACTATTGGTGGCGGTCAGCAAATTGGCGACGGCAACCTCAATGAGGTTCTTCTTGGTTTTAATGCGGCTCCACAGACTGCAACTGCAACCGCAACGCTGACTGTTACTCAAATCATCAACGGTCTTTTGGTTGGTAGCCCTTCCACTACCGCCGCAAGTTACACCCTGCCAACCGCAGCATTGATTGACGCTACGCTTACCAATGCCAAGGTCGGCAGCACGTTTGACTTGACCATCGTTAACTTGGGCACTTCATCGGGCCTGATTACGGTGGTGGTTGGTACTGGCATTACGGCTGTTGGAAACTTGGTTATCGCCATTACCGGCAGCGCGGCTGGCGTTGGAGGCGCGGCGCAATTCAAGTTCCGCAAAACTGGTGATGCTGCCTACACGGTGTATCGCATCGCGTAAAAGAAGGGGCTTCGGCCCCTTCCTTTTTAAAGGATTAAAACATGGGTAATACCAAATCAATTGGCGTCGCGTTTAGCGATCAAGACATTGATGGCGGCACTATCGGCGCTGTCACTCCAGCAACCGTGGTTGGCACGACTGTTTACGCAACTACGGAAATCGGCTACACAACCGCAGCGCAGGGCACGGTCACTCAGTTGACCAGCAAGTCCACCGGCGTTACGCTAAGTAAATCGGCTGGCCGCATTACGATGAACAACGCTGCGTTGGCGGGTTCTACTGCGGTGTCGTTTACTCTGACCAACACCCTCATCAGCACCAACGACGTGCTGATTCTGTGCGTGTCGGGCGGCTCGGTAGCAGACGCCACGACGTATACTGCATACGTCAGCAGCTTGGCGGCGGGTTCAGCAGTCATCACGCTGCGTAACTTGACCGCTACCTCGCAGTCTGAAGCGGTGGTGATTAACTTCTCAATCATTCACGGCGCGTCGTAAAAAGGAGGGGTAGTCATGACAACTGCTGGAGATCAGATCAACGCCGCGTTGCGGCTTTTGGGTGTTCTGGCAGAAGGCGAGACTACCTCCCCCGACGCATCTCAAGATGCGCTTGCGGCGCTAAACCAGATGATCGACTCTTGGTCTACCGAGCGTCTGATGATCTACAACACCATTGACCAGATTTTCACTTGGCCGTCTGGTGTGATTGAGCGCACGCTTGGGCCTACGGGCGACTTTGTTGGTGTGCGGCCTGTGTTGCTGGAAGATTCAACGTACTTCCGCGACCCAGGCACTAACGTGTCGTATGGCATTAAACAGATCAACCAGCAGCAGTACAACGGAATTGCTGTTAAAACGGTGACTTCGACGTATCCACAAGTGATGTGGATTAACATGGAGTTCCCCAACATCACCATGACCATCTACCCCAAGCCTACGCGGGATTTGGAATGGCACTTTGTATCGGTGCAGCAACTGGCTGCGCCAGCCACGCTGGCAACGCAGATTTATATGCCGCCTGGTTATCTGCGGTGTTTCAAGTACAACTTGGCTTGCGAAATCGCGCCGGAGTTTGGCGTTGAGCCTTCGCCTACGGTGTCGCGCATTGCCATGACCAGCAAGCGCAACCTCAAGCGTATCAACAATCCTGACGACATCATGTCGATGCCTTACTCGCTGGTTGCGACTCGCCAGAGGTTCAACGTCTATGCGGGTAACTACTGATGCACACGCCTATTCTGGGCTCCAGCTATGTGACTCGCAGCGTCAACGCCGCTGACAATCGGTGCGTGAATCTTTTTGCCGAGGTTGTCCCAGAAGGCGGCAAAGAGCCTGCGTTTCTTAACCGAGCTCCTGGGTTGAAATTTCTTCAGACCGTTGGCACCGGCCCGATCCGAGGCTTGTGGGCGCACCAGACCAACGGCTCAGACTTCTACGTTGTCTCGGGCACCGAGGTCTACAAACTGACTTCAGCTACTGGAGCGCCGATCAAACTTGGCGACGTGTCGGGCACGGGGCAAGTCAGCATTGCTGACAACGGCACGCAGATTTTCTTTGCCTGTAACGGCCCGAGCTACATTTATAACGAAGTTACCAACGTATTCCAGCAGATCACCGACATTGACTTTCCCGGTGCAAAGACGGTTGGCTACTTGGACGGCTACTTTGTTTTCAACGAGCCAAGCGGTCAGCGTATCTGGGTCACCTCACTTCTTGAGGGCACCCAGATTGACCCGCTAGATTTTGCCAGCGCGGAGGGATCG